AGAATAAATATGGCAGTTAAAACACCTATACGAGGCGTCTTTAGTGGCAGTACGGCCACAGGACTTGCCGAGTATCAATCAGGCGATTTTATAGGACTAACACATGGTGGTTTGGGTGCTTCGTTGTCTATTGGTTCTGCCGGTCAAGTATTAAAAGTAAATTCTGGTGCTTCAGCATTAGAGTTTGGTTCTGTTGAGGCAATTGTAAATATAGATGGTGCAACTGATTTAGAAAGTGCCACACTAGCTGTTGGTGATAAACTATTAGTATCAGATGGTGGTACAGAAGGTAGAGTATTATTATCACAATTAGATACTTTATATTCAGGCACAACAAAAACACTTACAAATAAAACAATAAGTGGTAGTGCAAATACTTTATCAAATATAGGTAATAGCTCATTAAGTAATTCAAGTGTAAACTTTGGTGGAATTACAGTAGCACTTGGTGCTTCTGATACAACTCCTGCTTTTGATTTATCAGACGCCACTAGTTATCCAACATCATCATTAACAGGTACAATTACTAACGCCCAATTAGCAGGTTCAATTGCAAATGCTAAATTATCAAATTCATCAATAACAGTTACAGATGGTTCAAACTCAACTGCTACTGCTTTAGGTGGCACAATTACATTTACTGCTGGTGAAGGTATGGATGTTACAGAGGGTTCTGGAACTATTACTTTTGCAGGAGAAGACGCTACAACATCTAATAAAGGTATTGCTAGTTTTAGTAGTGATGACTTTTCTGTATCAAGTGGTGCAGTAACAGTTAAGTCAAGTGGTATTACAAACACTCAATTAGCAGGTTCTATTGCAAATAGTAAACTTGCAAATTCTAGTTTTACACTTGTAGATACATCTTCAACATCTACACAAATTACTTTAGGTGAAACTTTAAAAATTCAAGGTACTTCAAATGAGGTAGATACTTCTGTAAGTGGCGATACAATAACAATTGGTTTACCAAATAATGTTACTATTGCAGGTAACTTAACTGTAAACGGAACTACAACAACTGTATCATCTACAAATACAACACTTGCAGATAGTTTATTAGAATTAAATTCAGGTGCTGGTTCAAATGCAAATGATACTGGTATCATAATGGAAAGAGGTTCAACTGGCGACAATGCAATAATGATGTGGGATGAATCAGCAGATAAATTTGTTGTTGCAACTACAACTGCTACGGCAGACGCTACAGGTAATATATCTCATACAAAAGCAGACTTTGAAGGTGCAGACATAAAAGGTACAACAGGTACATTTACATCAACAGGTATTGGCACAGTTTTAACAGTTACAGGAACAGATGATGGCGCTACTGAAGGTCCTGCTTTAGTAATTAAAAGAAACTCTGCTAGTCCAGCAGATGATGACAAATTAGGTGCATTAGTATTTAAAGGTGAAAATGACGCTGACCAGGCAGTTACTTATGGTAAGATAAGTGCAAACGCATTAGATGTATCAGACGGCACAGAAGACGGACAATTAGATTTTAAAGTTATTACAAATGGTTCATCGGCAACTGTTGCAACACTAGACGCTACAGCATTATTTTTAAATACAGGAACAGATTTAACTTTTGAAGGTGATGGTGCAGACGCTCACGAATTAACATTAACTGTTGCAGATAGTTTAGACGCTGACAGAACAATTACTTTACCAAATGTAACTGGTACTGTTGCAGTAGAAGGAACAGTTACATCAGGTTCAACAAGTATTACAACAAATATAGGTGCTAGAACTTTTGAGACTGAAAGTTTAGATACGCCAGTAGGGTTTATTACTGTTGCAATAGGTGGAACTAACTACAAACTGCCTTATTATAGTGCATAAATAGTATAGAGGAATTAAGATATGGCAAACCCAAATACAAGAGAAACACTAAAACAGTATGCTTTAAGAGCATTAGGCAAACCTGTAATAGAAATAAATGTTGATGAAGACCAACTAGAAGATAGACTAGATGAGAGTTTACAATATTTCGCACAATATCACACAGATGGTATTCGTAGAACTTATCTAAAATATAAACTTACATCAGATGATAAGGCAAGATTACAAAATAAAACTAGAAGTACTGAATCTGCTACTGATTTAGAAGAAGGTAGTGTATCAACTACACACTTTGAACAAGACAACTATCTTGTTATACCTGATACAGTAATTGCTGTTACAAACATATTTCCTTTTTCAGATAAAGGTAACTTAAATTTATTTGATGTTAGATATCAATTAAGATTAAACGACTTATACGATTTTTCTTCAACATCAGTAGTTAATTATGATGTTGTATTAAGACACTTAGATTTCTTAGACCATATATTAGTAGGTGAAAAACCTATTAGATATAATCAACTAGACAATAGATTATACATTGATATGGATTGGACAAACGATTTAGATGTAGATGAGTATTTAATTATTGACTGTTATAGAAAATTAGACCCTGCTACATACACAGATGTTTTTAATGACATATGGGTAAAACGATATGTTACTCAAAAATTTAAATTACAATGGGGTCAAAACTTATCTAAATTTGCTGGTGTTACTATGATTGGTGGTGTATCACTTAATGGTATGGAAATCATGCAACAGGCAGAATCAGAAATATTAAAACTAGAACAAGAAGTCAGAAGTAATTACGAGGAACCACCTCACTTAATATTAGGATAACAACATGCCAACAAATCATTACTTTCAAGGTGGAAATGGCATAGGTTCATCAGAAGAAAAAAAACTTTTTGAAAACTTAATTATTGAAGGTTTAAAAATCTATGGACATGATGTCTATTACCTACCTAGAACATTAGTAAACAAAGACCTTATACTTGGCGAAGATGTTGCAAGTAAATTTAATGCAGCTTATCTATGTGAAATGTATATGGATTCTACTGAAGGATTTGCTGGCGAACAAGAATTAATATCTAAATTCGGATTAGAAATAAGAGAAGATACAACATTTACTGTATCTAAAAGAAGGTGGGAAGATATTGTCGGAGACCCTGCTACACAAATAGTTTCTGATAGACCTAATGAAGGCGATATCATTTATATGCCTTTGATGAATAGTTTCTTTGAGATTCAATTTATTGAAGACCAAGAACCATTCTTTCAATTAGGCAACTTACCTGTTTACAAACTAAGAGTAACTAGATTCGAGTATTCATCTGAAAGACTTGATACTGGCATTGCAGATATTGATAGTGCAGAAGATAAATTCTCACTTGATATGTTGGCACATCAAATGACTTTAGAGGCAGAAGAAGGTTCTCTATTACTTGAAAACGATAGAGCAAGTGGCGACGCTAACTACTTCTTAATGGAAACTTATGCATTGCAAACACAATCGCCTTATGCAAATAATATTGATTTAGATAGTGAGGCAGGTTTTGATACAGCAAGTGTGGGTGATGATATACTAGACTTTACAGAACGCAATCCATTTGGTGAGGTAGACTTCTAATGTTCGGAGATTATTTTTACAATCAGACAATGAGAAGAATGACTATTGCCTTTGGTCAAATCTTTAATAACATTCAAATCAAAAGAAGAAATTCTAGTGGTCAAGTAGTACAATCTATTAAAGTGCCATTAGCATATGCACCTAAAGAAAAGTTTTTAACAAGATTAGAACAACAACCAAATTTATCTGATAGACAATTTGCAGTTACTTTACCTAAGTTATCTTTTGAGATAACAGGTCTATCGTATGATGGTGAAAGAAAACTTACAAGAGTACAAAAATATAAAACTGTTAAATCAAATGTAGATGGCAAAGTTATGAATTTTAATTATACACCTGTGCCGTATAATTTAAGTTTTTCTTTATATTCATTTACGGCAAGTGCAGAAGCAGGTCTACAAATAGTAGAACAAATACTACCATTTTTTCAACCAGACTATACAGTAACAGTAAATGCAGTACCAGAATTAAATATTAAAAGAGATGTACCTATTGTTTTAAATAGTGTTTCTTATTCAGATACCTATGATGGTAGTTACACAACAAGAAGAGCAGTTATTTATACTTTAAACTTTACTGCTAAGACTTATCTATTTGGTCCTGATAACACAAGTAAAACTATTAAAGAAGTTAAGATTGACTTGTATGATGATACAGACACAACAAATAAGGCGAGAAC